GGGGGGGGGGGGGGGGAAGAAGAAATATTATAATACTATCGATAGTTAACTTTTGTCTAATGCATTTTGCAACTTTTCAGTATGCTCCTCCAACTCCTTTATAATAACAAACTCCTGTTCAATTCTAGCCTTTGCCTGCTCTGTTTTTGTACGTAAACAGTATATTACTTCTTGAATCGCTTCTTTCATTTTTACCCCTTAACAAATGTATACTATAGTTAACTATATCAGAGAGAACCGTATTTTTCAACTTTTTTCGTTCAACTTTGTACAAAAATTAGATTTTTTTTGTTAAGACTTCAGATTGAAACTTGTCTATACCGCCTTTAACTTTTTGAACTTTATCCTTCAAACTGTTAGCAATTTCTAAAACTTCTAACATTTTTTGTGTGTGCAGTTCTTTTAACTCATTAAGTTTTGTAATTATTGTATTTGTATCCTCATCGAATTTGTTAACAATATCAAAAAGTATCTCTTTCATTACCACAACTTCTTTTTCTATATGTTCTACTTTGTTTTCAATTTTTGTCATATTATTTTACCCCTTCTTTTTTATTTAAAATTAACACATCTTCTAGAGATCCGCCATTTTTTTGAACAATGAAGGAAACTGCACCAAGAAGTTTTTCTAGTTGCGCCTCCGTGTTATCAATTTCCTCTTTCACTTCATCCAAATATTCATGCATTTCTTTTTTGCTAACTTTTAAAGTAAGCTCATTTTTTACTTCCGTCATATTATTATTAATAAGCATATCTAGTTTTATGTACTTTTCATTTAGTTTAGAAAAGCATAGTTCATTTGTTGTTTTTATTTGGTCTAATTCTTTTTTTCTCACAAAAAACTTTGTTGTTACCCAGACTACAGCAAAAGGTATAGACCCTAGCACAAAACCAAATAGGGTTTTTTTATCGAGCATTGAGAATAAATATTCAATAATCACCACAACTATTTCCATTTAGACATCATCTCCATCAATAATTTTTATTTTAGATACTTCTGGCACAAAAGTATTTACAAACTCTTTATAAAACCGTTTATATGCTTCAGTAGAATTTCCTATAAACCCTTTTTTTGTTACATTTTGTTCGGCAGTATCTCCTAGAAGAACACATCCCTTTGTATGTTGGTCATGATTACCACAATGCAATAAAATGTCAGTAAAGTTAGGTACTCCTACTATTTCAATCATTCCGTTATGATGAATATCTTTAAATCTTGTTTTATATCTAGAATAAAACCCACCTTCTTTTTTATAATTTAATTTATAAATACCTGCTGGTATACGTGTTGAGCCACTTACTTTTTCATCTGGGAAATGAAATCTATCCTCCAAAGTAAAACAACAAAAGTTTTTTATGCCTAATGAATTTATTATATATAAACTTCCTAAAGTTGAATTTAAGCCACTAGAGAATCTATATAACTCTAGATTACAATGCTTTGAGATTTTATTCATCTGGTTGCTCTATTGTAATTAATTTGTAATCGTCGTTTTGTATATTATCTTGCACAATTTTTAGAACAGGAAATATAGCTTTTGGAGCCGGGACACCAACAGTTTGATTAAAATTAGATTTTGCATCTTTGTAACTTTGTAATTTTTCGCAAAATTCTGCTTTTGTGCCATCTAAAATTATTGTATACATTGCATCTCCTTTTTTTAATTATGTTTTTATGTAAAATTTAAAGCCAATATTTTTAGGGCGTGTTTCGTTTCCCCCAGTATTATCTGTAGTCTGCGCCGTGTCTAACGGTGGCGAACTAAAACGTTGTATCCACGAAAGCCTATAGAAACTTGATGTTCCTGTATGCCTACCTAAATCATGATTATGCGATTTAAATTCATCAGATTGCAAAGTTCCAACCTGGTCACCTGTAGAACCGTCCCCACGATTTGTTCTTGTAGATAAATCGGGATCTATCGTACTGTTTCCAATGTCTCTCATAAAATACCCACGTGTATCTGGTAAGGTGAAAGTTGTTGCTGGGGTAAACTCAAGTGGAGATACAGGAAGTTCTTGCCATCCCACTACTGAGAAATCAAATGTGTTAGCAGATACATTCTCTATAACGACGCCTCTATTAATAACATCTGAACTTGCTACATCTGTATATTTTACCGATACATACGACCCATTTGCTAAACCATGACCTGCCGAAGTTACTGTGCAAACGTTACCTGTAACAGAGACTCCGGATGCTGACACAGGTGTTCCATCACCTGGACCATATGTATGCCCAATGGCTTTAAACAAATCTAAATATGTACTTATGGTTTGGTTTGCACCGTTACATCTTAAAAAACCAGGTGCTGCATAGGTGGTGGCCATTTGTATCACTTGACCAGTAGGAACGCCATTACTTATTGAAACGTTTATGCTATTCGCTGTAATGTCTGCGCATGTTAGATTAGCTACATTAAGATCATATTGACCATTAGTCAGAAACTGTACAACTTTTGTGAAGTTTGAATCCCATTGTGTATTAGTAAATAGGTTGCCTGCCCATAATTTTAAATCATTTACTGACGGTAAAGCCATTATCTTGTCCTCCTAAATCTTTCGTTTATAATCTCGTTTTGGTATGTAGGCGAATAATTTCCTGCTGGGGTGCGTTCTTGTATTGGTGTAAATCCACTTGTCCCTGCCATTATTTTCGGAATTGACCTTGTTAATAATGGATTTAATCTTTGCTGTGTTGGCAAAGTGGATTTATATCCCTTTTCTAACAGATCCCCTACATATGGTATTGATCTTAAAGCCCCAGGGGCTTTAATGTCTTGGAATGCTTTTGACGTCTCTAGAGATAGAGCTCCTTCTGTAATATTATCTTTTAATTTTTTTTGAACTTTGTCATCTAGTTTTAATGTATTTATGGCTTTTCTAAAATAAGCTTGATTTGTAGGTCCTGAAGAAATAAATCCCTGGCCAAACTTTCCAATATTTCTATATTGATCTGATTTATTATAAAGATTTTTAACAGCTTTATTCTCTTGTAATACTGACAAATTTCTTGTTTGTTTTTTGTATTCTTTGGCTTTTGTATTATATTTTGGATTTTTTAAGATGTTATCAATATTTTTTCTAACAGCTTTTAATGGATCATCTAAAATATTTCGTTCATTCCAATTAATAGCTTTATCAGCCATACGCCTAGTCTCATAAAGTTTATTTAATGTTAGATCAGGGTCAGCTATCCTGTTTAATATCATATTGTAAACTTTTTCATTTCTAACAGGTGCATCTAAGTCTAGTTTTCCTAAATCAGAATAAATTTTATTTGATACTTCTTTAGTTAATTTACCACTAGCAATTGAATTTGACTGTTTATCCATAAAGGTTCTCTTCAACGCATCCATTGAATCTGCAGTTGCAGTACCTACAGCATCAACATATCTAGGATCAGATAGACTTCCTGTAGATATTTTCTTTTTTCCTGAAAAAAGTTCTCTATTTCTATTTAAAACGTCTTTAGCTGATTCAAATGTAGTAGAAGAAACACCCTTTCCTTTTTTTAATCCTTTAAAAGCATCAAAACCCTTACTAATTAATTTTCCTCCTACTAAATCTATTGCAGCAGCTTTACCACTTTGTTTTAAGGCTGTAGGTAATGACTCCCCTTCAGATCTTCCTTCTAAAAATCGACCTACACCAGTAGCTCCAGCTGATAAAGCTCTTCCTTGTGGTGTAGCTTTTGCAAAAATGCCTGCATAGGGGAGAGCTTTCCCAATCATTGATAGCGTATTTTGCTCATAATTTTCTGCTGGCATAACTTGCCCTCTTTCAGGAATTTCTACGCTATTATCTATTGGGTCTAATGAAGAAAACACTTTAAGTATAGTTTCATTAGAAGGGGGTTTGTCTCCTGTCAATTCAACAACACGTCCATCTGGTGAGGTTATTTCATAAGTAGGCATTATTAATTTTTCACCTTTACTATATATCCATCCATTATATTACTTTCATTTTTTTTACTAGGCATTTGTTCACCAACATTTCTATAAAGTATTTCCTCTTGCGTATTAGGTAAATCCGATTCTAACCTTAATATACTTTGTTTTATTTCTAATAGATCCCTAATCATTTCTTCTGAAGATTTTCCTGCATCTAAAGCAGACGCTGATTTTTGCAAGAAATTCGTTTCTGCGTCTGAAACAGTTCCCAAAGCTCCACCAGTTGGTGAGTTATTTCTCATATTTTGCAGCTCTCCAAAACCTAAATTGGCTTTTATACGCTCAATATGTGAATATGCATTTTTTTGACGTGGAGTTCCTACAAATCGTCCAAATGATTCTGCGGCACCCTCTAAGGCATTATTAGCAACAACAGCCTCTCCTAATTCTGTCATTGCATATTTAACTTCCCCATTTTTATCCTTTACTTCTTTAATTAACGAATCAATAGAATTCAAAACACGTTTATTAGTTTCACGGGTTGATTTAATTCTACCTAAATCTTTCCTTGCACTTTCCAAGTCTTCTTTATATGTTTTAGAGTCTAAATATCTTTTTTCAATACCACCTTCGTTTATGGTTTTATAGTAATACTCTGGTATTTTTTTATCTTGTTTTAATTGTTCTTGGTTTTGATCTTTTGGCATTGTGGTTTGCAGTTCTAAACCTTTTAAAGCCCTATTATTTTCAGATTTTTGTTCTTGTAACCCTGCTGCTAAATTTGCTTGTTCTGTATCTCTTAAATCTTTTAAATACTGCATTGCTAATTGTGTTTGTTGTTGATTAAGAGCTTGTGCTTGATTTTGTGCTTGCGAAAAGTTACGGGCATCTTGCAATCCGCTTTGATATAGCCCTTGAGCTAAATAAGGATTAGAGTCGGCTAATAAGGCGGCCGATATTTGTTTACCTTGTGGGTTATTAATAAGATAATTACCTATTTGTGCAGCACTATCTACGACTCCTGGTATAAATCCTTCTTCAAACCCTTGTCCTAGATTCTCTAAAGTAACTTGCTCAGGTGGTGAATACGTTTGCATTAATTGTTGGGCAATTCTTTGATTTAGCATACGTTGTGTTTCACTTTGTGGTCGCATGCCTTGCATAGATCTCATTGCATTTACAAGATTTTTATCTTCTTCGTTAACAAATGATGGTCTTAGCATTAGCCTTGCCCTCCTAATCCTTGTAAGGTTCTTCTGCCTCTTATTTGACCTAAATTAGTACGCCTATCCATTGCCTCTTGAAACGCTAAATTATCTAATTGCCTTTGCATTTCTTGTGTAAGTAAACCAGATTGCCTAGATTGCTCTAATGCAGCTACTGGGCCTCTCACGCCAGCTTGTGCCAGAGCTGTTCTTGTTGCTTGTTCAGCTCTTTCTTGACCAGGTGTTGAACCCCTAACGATAGATTCTCTTAACTGTGCTAATTCCGGTATGGGTTTTGAATATAAATTTTCGAAATTCATACCTTGTTCTAAGCCTCTTTGTATAGAATTATCAAATCGCCTTCTACCTTCAGCAAAGTCTTGATCAAATCTACGAGCACTTTCTGCCTGACTTAAATCAAACAATTCCTTTTGTTGCTCGAGATTAGCTCTAAACTGTCTATCTGATAATCCACCACTTGAACCTTTTCCCATTTTTAAATCTCCTTTACATATTGTTGGTACAAAAGCTTATAGCCCATTTTTTTTAATAGTTTATTTGCTGCACTACAAATGTTATCTCCATCGACAGAATGCAAATGATTCACCATTCTTTTTAAGCTATTTTTCTTCATAAAACTGGTTAATCCTTTTAATACACCATAGGCAGCTTTTATTCTTTTAAATTTAGATATATGAGGGCTTGTAAACCAAATTGCTTCACTTGCATAACATTCGTTACTAAATGGATGTTTAAAAATTGTAGAAATTTGTCCACCAACTATTTTATTTTTTTCTTCTGCTACGCAAAAATATTTATATTCTCTATCCAATGTTTCTTTTAGAAAATCTTTTACTACTATAACGTCATAATCTGTATGATTACGGTCTTTCCAGAAATCTATTATGCATTCTAGTACAGCATCTATATCATTAGCAGTTGCTTCTCTAAACTTCATAGATATTCCCATATTTTCGTAACATTGCTTCGTTAATACTTTCATTAATTTGTGGTTTAAATCGTCCTACATTTCTTGGTGCAAATCGACTAGTTCCATAATCTAAATTAGGAATAGGTAGAATTTGTGGTGACAGCATTTGCTTAGGTTGCGTTGCATTACTTATCGTAGATGCTATTGTTGCGTCTAGCCCAGCTTGTCCTACTGATTTCATTAAAGGACTAAGAGAAAATTTTTCAGGTGGTCCTACAAATTCTGCGCCTTGTGGTTTGTAACCCGCTAATGATCCTATACCTTGTCCTACATAGCCAATACCACTTGCAATAGGTTGTGCAACTGTTGCCAGTCCTGTACCTAAAACTTGACCAGCTGTTCCTAACGTTGTTAATCCAGCTTTTCCAATACCACCTAAAATTCCACCTAATAAAGGTAACATTACATCTCCTTATTACTTACTTGATCTGCCACTAATCTAAATCCACGAAACTTAAAAATATCTTTTGTTTTCATGTTAAAACTCAACCATCTACCATATCTATTTATATGTATAACTCTGTAATCAATATCATCCTCTGAACCCATATAGAAATTTGAATCAAAATACCGTGAATCATAATAGCCACCATCCATATTTAATTGGAAAGACATTTTTGAATTATTTTTGCTCTCAATAACAACATCAATATCAATAGGTTCTGTTGATGAATTAGCAAAATATAGATATAACTTTTTAAAATCCTTTATATTTTCAGAGACCATTAGATCTGCACTTTCAATCGAGGACTCATATTCCTGATTGTAGATTTTATCTCCGAGATAAAATTGGCCAATAACAGAATTATCTAACATACCTACGTACATTTTTTGATCTACAATGCTAAGATAATTAACAGGGTTACTTTCGTTTTCTGTTCTAATATCATAAAGAGTCCATTTATTGCCTCTTATATCAAAAACAAAGAAAGTGTTTGTTATACACAAATGATATTTATAATCATAAAATAATGCATTTATAGTATCAGAATCACCTATTCCATCTTGCAACTTATTACGAATAAATTCTGACCAATTTTCTGTTTTTAAGTTATCTAATGTAGTTTGTATAGGGAGCGCAAAGTTACCATTAAAAACACGTACATCATTTAATGTAGATAAGAACATGACGCCGCCAGGAAATGTTTTTATATTACCAGCTAGATCAGTATATTGATTATCTGGTACGCGAACCATGCTATCTGGATCTAAACATCCGACATTGCTTCTACTTTGTGAAACAGTTGGGGTTTGTGCAGATAAATCTACTACATATATTTGTTTTAGGCTTGCTACAATAATTTTATCGTAATCTTGTGATAAGCCTGTTATTTTAGTGTTGTCATTAGCGACACCTGTAACATTAATTGTTCCTCGCAAATTCGTAAAAAACTCTTTTTGTGTTTCTGTAGTATAAAGCAGGTTCGGATTACTGGTATTAATTGCCCCAACTAATCTAGAGTTGTTTGTTTGTAATTTTTTTGGTTTTGGCATAGGGTCATTAACATCAATAATAGGCGCACCTAAGGCTGCATCTGTAATATTGTCATCAAAAAATAAAGTTGTGTTATCAGAAATAGTAGTTAATAAAAAATATTGTGTACCATTAGCTACAGTTCTATAAATTTTACGTGAAGTAACATCAGTAGGCCCTAGTGGCACCTCTAGTTGTACTTGTTGATTACCTGGTTGAACTGTGTTTGAAATTGTGCCAAATCTAGATTCAACACCACCGATTTCTATTGTCATTTGGTACCGATATGTACCATTCAAATTTCCTGAAGATTGTAAAACTTCTGCTCTAGGAGATCCCATTTCCCATACATACTCACCATCATAAATAATAGGGTAGTTTGTACCATTAGTAATAAATAACCTGTCGTTTAAGACTGTGAAGTCACATTTAGCTGTTAAAGAAAGCCCTGAAAACACTATTACAGGACTATCAAAAATGTCTTTATACACATTTCCATTAAGTACAGCTATATTTTCGACAACAGTAGTATTATTTTTTTCATATATGAACTCAAAAATACCACATATAGGGTTTGTTGAGCTATAATTTGCAACTTCAGTAATACCTTTAATCCTGTCACAACCTGTCATAGAATCAAAATTTATATTAGCTGCATCGTATAAAAAATTTGCTGGAACAAACTTTTTTTCTCTTTCGTTTCTAATTCCCGATAACTCTGTAACCTGCAATTCCATTAAAAGTTCCTAGAGTACGTAGTCGATTCAAAAGGATAAATATGCCTAGTGGTTTTATATGTATTAGTATTATCGCGACCTTTTACTAAAGAATACTTACAATCATCTAAAAACTCTTTGTAATCTCTTTTATAAAAAGCAGCTCTTTCTATATCAACTTTAGATAAAAGTTTATAGCTGGCTTCATCGATTACTCCTTCAATGTGATCGTCTGAAATTTCCATTTCTTTTTGAAGATAGCTAGGATCAATTGTTGTATTGTTAAGTAAAGGAATTTTCCAGTGATTTTTGTAGTAATAGACATAAAAGTTTTTTGACTCGACTGGGCTTGCTATAACATGATTTTGTGCATTTGTACCCTCAACTCCTCTTCTACAATTTAATAGGGTGTTGTTTGGAATATCTATTTTTTCATACGCTATAGTCTCTGCACCTATTTGGCATCGACCTTCGTATTCTAAAAAACCATTTGTACTAATTAGTGTTATGTCGGTTGATTCTGATGTTATTGGTGCTGCTAACGAAGTAGCTGAAAAAGATTCGTTAAAAAGTGGGAATATATTTATGTAGTTTTCCCAAAAATAAACATTAGTTGGAAAGCCTGAAAAATTATTACCATAATATTGGTTGTTTATGGCTATAAATTCTTCTGGTTTTAACAAGTATTTAAGGTTGCTTATTATTGCAAAAAATCCTCTATATGTATTAGTTCTTACTGCGTCTTGAGGAGCATTTACTGATCGTTGTGTTGTGCTTACAGAGTATGATTTTATACCTTCAATACCTAATGTATACTGTGAATAATGATCTAAAGCTGTTTGTAAAGCATAAACTATATTTTTTTTTGAAAATATTGTATTAACGCCTTTTCCTGATATATCATCATTTGACGCTATATTAAATTCTATTCGCTCAATTACTTCATATAATTTCATTAAACTAAATTCCCATACAATTCTAACGTCACAGTAACCTCAAACCCTGATCTATTTTGAAGAGATAAATTACCTAAATCAGATCCCTTTATAGTAAGTCTGTCTAAAGGTATATTAGTAAAAGTTCCTGATGTATGAGCTAGAGATACAATGACTTCATGTGTACTTCTAAATATAAGAACTTTAGGTGTACCAACATCGTTAAAAGAGAAAGCTTCGTTAGTGTTATCAGGAACCGTTACTTCCCATAGTGTCTTCTCTGTTGGATTTACCTCTATGGTATCCGTTACCTCTCTTGTTGTTTTTCCATTAAGAATTGTTTGACTTGTTGTTTTTATTAATTGACTCATTTTCTTCCTTTACATAGCACTAATATTGATCAACACGGGTTGTGTTGATGTATTTTCTAAACTTATTTCATAAATTTTTCCTTGAAACTGGCCAAGATCAAAAACTTCATTATCTAACAATTTAATTTCATCTTGTGTAGTAATATTGCCACTCTGTTTAAGATTGAATTTCAAAATTACAAAGCCACCTGTATTACTAATATTTTTAATTTCACCTGTTGCAAACCCATCATTTTGATTTATTAATGTTGCTTCACCGACCCCTCCGTCTTTATAATTTATTAAAGCTGAACTGGTTAATCCAGATGCGGATGTAAACAAAAAAGACGCTGCAAACATCATAGCCTTTTTACCGTTTTTTATTCTTTCTTCAGCTATATTATCGCGTCGTTTTTTTTCATATAAATTGGTACTTATCATTTATCTACATCCCCAATATTGTCACTATAGTTGTATAATTTGTATTTAAGTTTGTAATAGATATATCTCTAATACGACCATGAAACATTCCTAAATCAAAGGTCTCACCATAATTAATTCTTATATCTGGAGTGGTTATTAAATTATCTAATCTGCAATTAACATTTATAAAAATATCTCCTACCGATCTACATTTAATCTCACCTACACTTATACCATCTTGTGCGTTAGCTTTCATTTGATCCAAATCTAGCTGTATTGTTTGTGACGGTTGCAATACTATTTCATCCCCGAATAGTGGTAGTTTGCCATTATCAACACGAGCTTCTACAGGATTATTTGCTTTTTTTATGTAATAAGATCCAGCGTTTACTTCCATTATTGTAAAATTATCCTTACTTGCGAATCGATAGTTCGTCTATTAATTTTTATGCCATAAATTATATATAAATTAGTTAATGGGATAGTTTCCCCAACCCGTATTGTCATTTGCCTTGTATAAACGTTATTTTTATCAAAGCTTAGTTGAATAAGTGCTTCTGCATTACTTGTTGTAGATACATTTGTAATAGTTCCTGACGATGGTTTTAATTCACCAAATATATCCTTAGTTTCTAATTCAAAACTTGGGTTTGCAGCTGTAATATCAATTACATTTGAGTAAATTTTTGTGGGCCTGTCATCTACCACAGATCCTGCTTGTGTTTGTAAATAATTTATCATGTAGCAAAAATCCTAATGTTTGAGGTCCCAGTACTTCTATAACGAATAGAACTAATTAAAGAGTATTTATTTAAGCTCTCTTTAGCATTTGGTAGGATAGATATTTCATCTGAATAAGGCTCATTGGTTTCGTCTGTTGTAAATTTAAGTTCTATATTAACCGAATCAGGGCCATCGTTAATAATATATCCTGACGCTACTCTAAACACAGCTGGATCTTCATTAAATTGATGCCTAAGCGCAATTTCTGATGGTGTAGTTGTTGCTTGTAACTCATTTGCGTAATATTGCGTTACTTGTCGTCTTTCTTCTATATTTGATTCAAGTGCTTCGTAATGATTTTTATATAACATTTATTATCTTTCCTTGTGATCTTATTTTTTTGCCTTTTTTTTAAATCAAATACTTTTGGTAGGAGGACAATGCCCCCTACCTTTTTTTGTTTTTTAAACCGCTACATCACATGCGTTAGTACCGAATAAATAAATTTTACCCGTCGCACCTGCAGCAATTGCCTCCTTTGCATACCCAACCACTGTCTCGCTTTTAATACCAACTACATCTTTTAATGTTGTTGTACCTTTAATCCATTCGACATAATTTGCGCTTGTTAGACCAGCACCGTCAGCAGTCCCTGTAAACGTTCCTCTTTTTACAAAAAACGCATACTCTCCAGCGCCCACTGCATAATCAATTCCTAATGGAACAATGTTTTTCTCACCACCTGTACCAGGTAATGCACGTGCAGTTTGATCAACATCTAAATACGAAATTGTGTTTGCAGCTGTTGCTGCATTTGCTTGAAGATAGATATATTCAATTTCTTCATTATTTTCTTCATCTACACGAGTCATTACTGTACCTAAAGGGTATAGCTGTGTAGTGGACGATTTTGAAAAGACTTCGTCATCTACCGAATCATAATATGAACTAGACATAATTTTTCTCCTTACGCGTTAATCGCTGTGAAACGTGCGTTTGCGTTTCTTTTGACACAAAAGTAGTTACCAGACATGAAGTTAACGTTATTTTGAACTGGCTGATTAGGCATAACGTTAGATCCTGATAATGGACTAGGTCTGTCAAAACCATACACATATCCAAATCTGATGGAATTTTTAGATAAGATATAACAATGGTTGTTCGCAACACCTGCGTCACCTGGACAATAACTGTCTGTATACCAAGGAATTCTGTTTACAAAGATAGTTCCAAACCCTGCATTCAAGTTGGCTTCATCGTTATAGACTTGTTGACCTTGTTGTGTTGATGCAAACTGACTTTGAACATTGCCGTTAGACAAAATCATATCTGGTGTAATTAATGCAGTTCCGGTTTCTTCTCCATTTGCATAAAAACCTGCATTATCACGAACATTTGCAATCATTTTCTGTAATTCGGCAAAGTTAATAGTGTTTACAGCATTATCTGTAGTAGCTAACCAATCTTCTGTGTTAGTACCAGCAACAGGAGTAATACCTGCATAAGCAACACCATTACCAGCAAATATATCTTCTAAACCATTAAACCTTTTAGCATTTGCGCCAGTACCTGATAGATACAAGTCTCTTGATAGTTTTACTACTTGACTATTAACCGTTTGAGCAGCCTTCGCTTGTGCTAATGAAACAATTTGAGTTTTGTCGCCACCAAACTTAACAAAGTCTTCAAGTGTTAAGACAGTGTTTGCTACCATATTTTTATAAGGTAATGTTGCTCTTAACAATGTATTTGAAGTGTTGTTACTAAAGGTGTCTGTACCATCTCCTGAAATATATTCAACTGTTGGTACTTCTCCTAACTGACAGATAAACCCAAAATCATTACCGTGAGGCATCAACTCTTTGTTGTCACCAATTAAAAATTTTAAAGCACTATTTCTTTTATATGTTTGCTCATAAATTTTGCCAGGAACATACTCGTATAAAGCTGCTCCAATATCATCTAAAATTGCCATTTAATCTTCCTTTATGAAGACTTTAAAATTTTAACGTTCTTTCTAATATGCTTTTTAGACTTTCACCTTGAGTAGAACCTGTAGTTGTTGCGCTTTTTTGTGGCGAACTATAAACACTTCCTTTATGTGTTTCTTGATTCGCTTTTACATAAGCTTCAACAGCTTTTTTTGAATTACCTTCAATGATTTGAGGCATAGCCATATTTAGCCATGACATTTCGTAGTAATTCGGATCTAAGTTTTGATTTTTTGCATACTCAAAAAATTCATTTAACTTTGGATCTATTCCATACTCTTTTGCTTTAGAAAGTATGTTTTGTGTTGCTTCATTAGCAATTTTTTCTTGCTGAATGTGCATCAGTTGAGATTCTAGCTCATCATACTTGTTATAAAGCTGGCTTATTTCAGTGTCTTTTTGCTGCAATTGAGCTAATTGTTCTGGCGGTAAGTTACCATATCTACTCGTTAGCGAAGCTGTATTTGCATCATTTAACGCTTGCTGATAAATCGGACCCGTAATTGGATCTTCTAATGCAGAGTTAAATGTTTGCAATTGCATATTTAGAGAGTCTCGTTCTTGTTTTAAAGTCTCTAATTCCTTTATTGCTTGTTGGGATTCGCTTTGCTTTGACTCTTGACGCTTAAGTTCCTTGTACATACCTTCCATTTGTTCTTCAATTGATTCACCTTTCCAATATGTACCTAAACGTTTGTCGTTCTGGTATGTATATTTAGGTGGAACAATCTCATTTGGCGTATCTATTTGTTCCTTTAGGTTAGTTTGAGTCTCTGCCTGTTCAACTAGCCCATTTAATTGTTGAGTGCTGCTGTCTTCTAACCCAGATGCTTGGGTGACTTCAGAAGCTAACTCGGTAGACTGGGTGTCTTCCATTTGCTTTCTCCTTATTAATACGTTTACCCTTTAGCTTTGTAATCCTCTCCAAATTTCTCTTTAAGAATTTCTTCTACTAAAAGGGCTTTTTTTAAGGAGCTAGCAATGTCATCTTCTAGCTTCATGTCTGAAACAACCTTCAATAAATCGTCTTTCTTTAAAGACATAAGGTCATTTCTTGCCTGTTCTAAATTAGGCTTTACTGGTTTTTTTTCTTCTTTAATTTCTTGAGGTTTTTTTTGCTCGATCACATCAAACAAAAGACGAATTACTTTTTCGTTTAAAATCAATGGACCTACACCAGGAATATTGATTTGATATTGTCCTAATTTATGAACACTTTGAGACGGTGTGTAAGTTAAGACTTCGCAAATATCTTCAAATGTTTTTTTTAATGTAAGTTTTTTTCCTAATAGTTCCATACAAACTATAGTATTAGTAAAATTACCTTTTTTAAACTAACAAATATTTACAATAGTTTATATTATGGCAACTTTTATAAATTATTGTTAATGTATGCAGTTTTATTATTATTGTATTTTTAATATGTGGAACCTCAGTTAATTAAATATCTAAACAAACTTAAATCTAAGGCTATTGACGCCCATCCTACTCAGTCGTTAAAAAAACGGTACTCTGTCTATAAAAATGGAACTTTAAAATCCCAGAAATCAAATACAAGTAAATATAGTGTTAATTCAACCTCTAACATTCTTAAATCAATTGTTGATACTGTGGCAACATTTACATTAGATCAGCAACTAACAAAAGAAGTTGTACTGCGATCAATGTCTTTCAGTGATTTTGAAAACTTACAGCTACTTAATGATAAAGCAGCTGTTTTAAATGATTGTTTACAAGATGTCGTTGATAATAATTACGATAAAGAGTTTCAAAGAAATATCGTTTTATCAATGCTCATCTATGGTGTTGGTATTTCAAAAGTTTATTGGAATCAAGATTCAGCAAACGAACTAGGCGAGGTTAAATATCATCAAATTGATCCTTGTAATTTTTATCCAGATCCAAGTGCTACAGATATAAATAATGCAAATTATATTTTTGTTAAAAGTGAACAAAGTGTATTTGATTTAGTAAATAAATATAAGAACAATCCTGAGATTTTAGAAAAAATTAAAACTTTAACACCTGGCAACAAAGATAATAGTTATAAATCTAATTTAGATGCCGAGCGTACAGACAATATTATTAGTGTAAAAAATGATACCACCTCTGCTCAGGCTTATATGCCTAACAATTATGATGATCAATATAAAAAATCTACAAATAACATAACAATTTATGAATGTTATCTTAAAGACGATACAATTTTTATTGATCCTGAGGGTGATGATAGTGATGAATTGAAAATGCAGCAATTTATGTACCCTAATGGGCGTGTTATTACTTACACAGATAAATGTATTTTAGAAGATAAGGCTATTGATTACCCATTTGGTTTTCCTTTTGATATACAAAAAGGTAATTATGACACAGATGGTTTTTTCCCTTGTTCTTTAGTCGAATATTTGACATATCCACAAGAACGATTAGATGCTATTAACAAAGAAATTTCTGGAATGATAGGATCAAGGATAAATGCGACGCTTATTCCTGCTGGTTCTGAAATAGATAAGGAAAAATTATGTAGCCCTGAACCTATTATTGATGTTCCTCGTAGATCAATTCGTGAAGGCGAGGTCCCTATAAATTACACAAACAACAACTTACAATATTTGCCTCTTTTAGAACAAAGAGCACAGTTGCTTGAGCAAGATATGTACAATATTGCTAGAGTTAACAAAATGATGATATCTGGTGAAAGACCAGTAGGGGTTAATTCTGGACGTATGGTTGAAGATTTAATAGAAAGCCCTATGACTGCAATAAGAGAGATGCAAAGAGAGCTTGTGTCTTTAAATATTAGGCTCTCAGATAAAATAATAACGTTGATACAGCTGTATTATAAATCACAGAGAATAATTCGATTATCTACAGGTGATTTTATTGAGATAGATCCATTATTTATGGAGAATGCTGCTCAGGAAAACTTAAGTCAAATTAGAAAAAGCGTTATGAATCAAAATAATGTTATGGAAATCGCTGTTGATATTAAAACAGATTTATCATCTGGTGAGTTTGAGACAAAAATAATTGCTGGTAGTGAAATGCCCTTAAACCGTACACAACTTGCACAGCTTACTGTAAAGTTTGCACAAGATGGCTTTTTTAATCCTGTTGATATTGATATTAAAGAATTTGTTTTAGATAAGCTAGAATATCCTAATTATAGAGCCGTTATTGATAAGATGAGACAGGCTCAAAAACAAAATCAATTAGCAGTACAAGAAGAAATGAGAGATCCAGCTAACATGCTTTTAGCTAAATTACAGAAGGCAGATATAAAACCTGATGATCTACTAAAAACTATTAATAATATTTCTGATGAGTCTGTAAAAAATGATGCGACTCTACAACTTTTATCTCTATTCGGCTATACTCCGCCGCAAGTTTTTCAATCTCCTGGAACTGATGTGACTACCCCTTCTCAGTTTCAGGAGACCCCTATTTAAAGCCCATTTTTGTGAAATGCTTTTTTACATATCTCAGTGACATCTGATTTCATTTGTTCTTGTTGTTGTTTCTCTATTCTTTTTCGATTTTTAGTTGTCTCTTGCTGATTTTCTTCATACGAAAGAGGAATATAGTTGTTTTCTTTTTCAAACGCTTTTTTTTGTGCAGCAGTAGTAAACGTTTGACCTCCTATCGTTATTTCATTAAACATGCCACTAAAATAAATTGATTGATTTCCAAAAAACCTTACCATATTTGTTGATGTACAAGCCATGCAATTAACTCGCCTTGAGTCATTATCATAAGTATCTGCATTTATATGATATGCATATATGCTGTCACAATCATTACATTTAAAGTCATACATTGGCATTTTTTAAGTGCTCCGTTAAAAAGTTGTATATAGCTCTTCTACCTTCTTGGCTTTTACGGTTATCATTGATGTACTGACTGACTGTGCTCGCACCCATATTTAATTTAGATCCAAGCAAATCGTAAGTTAATCCATCGCACTGTATGTACAATTCTTTTAATTCACCGTCGTTTACTGTTTTCACTGTGCTCTTAAGAATTAACGGTAAAGCTTCTTCACTTAATGTAGTTATTTTAGTTTCTGCTGTTTCTATTCGTTTTTCTACCTGATCTAATTTAGGTAATGTTTGGTTTTCGCAGAAAGCTACCTGTGATTGCAGTTTATCCATAGCCATTCCCATCTCTACAAGTTTTGTATTCTGGGCCATTGTACTATTTTGATTTTGTAAATCTCTAAAATTTAATGTCATTTCATTTCTTAAAACATTTATCTTTTGATCTACTTTTTTTAAAATTTCTTCAATATTCATAATTCTCCTAACAATATCTTCTTTTCATACTAGAGTTACGCATTAAGTTAAACTTTTCAGCTAAACGCTTCTGCGCTTCATTTTGTTCAGGTGGATTACGGTCAACCATTTCGCGATAAACGTACATAAACGCATCTAATGCGTCATCATCTTTTTTTACTGGTGTTTCATACGTTTTGTTTACAGCTCCTGCACTATTTAGCTTCCATTGATAATTATTTATCTCACGTATTAAATTCGTGCAGTTATCATGAATAAATAGTTTTTTATTTAAAAAACCATCGTTAATAATTCTGATATTTCCAAGCTTATCTTTGTTAGATTCCTGTAACCTTAAACCATCTTGAACTAAATCGTCCCATAAGCATCTGCCGTCACGTTCAACTCTTTTTATTGCGTAATCTGCCACAATAGGGTATTTACCCCATCGCGTAGCTGCAGCTCTTAACTGTAATGTGCTTGCTTTTTTTTCATAGAATTCATCAAAAACATGTATTTCTCCTTTCTTGTTCAGTGCTATCCAAATAAAAGCTGAGGCATGAACAACCCCATGGTCAAAACCTACATAAATAATAGAGTCAGAGTCTATTTCGTGTGATGGAATAACATTTTCAAACTCTTTAAACTGATGAAATACTTTAATGTCATTTGACTCCCATGAACCCATCATATAGCGATCAATTTTTTCTTGCCCAAAAACTCTTACCATCCCTGCTATGTAATCGTCAGGTAAGTTATGTGCATTTACATGTGTCGAACTAGAATAAAGCTTTGTATATTCGTCTACAGGTTCATCGATAAATCTTTTTTTTACCCATCCTGGCGATGGGTTCCCCTCCATTAACAAAACAATTTTACGGTCCATATTTCCTCTTCGTCGACCATAAACGTGCAAGTAAACCTCTTCATCAATTTCTTCAATTTGGTTAAAAGTAAAACCATCCCATTGTGAAGATAACAATCCACTAACGTTATTATTATCTAGTCCTGTAAACTGTATTTTAGATCCGTTTTTATAAGTAAATGTTTTGTCTTTTTTATTATATTTAAAGGTATTCGTTACTCCAAAATCCTTTATCATTTGTGTAATAGCTGTTGTCTCTAAATCTTTACTAACATTTTTAATAAACAACCACTGTGTTCCTGGATATTTTAAACACATGCGATGCGTAGTGAAGGTAGTCCAAAATGATTTACCGTTAGCAAAGCCACCAACTAACAAGTATTGCATTATCTTATTTTTTGTTATTTGGCCATTATCCCAAAAATCTTTTTCTGCGGCTGATTGAAATGGGTTTAAAGTAACGTTACATTCCCAGACCCCATTTTTTAATTCAAAAAAACTCAAGTGTCCCCTCTATAATTTTTTAAACGTACCTTCTATCTTCTTCAGCTTGTCTTCTAATTTCCATTTTTTCTATTAAAGTTTTAGGTCTATTTAAGACATGTACTGGATCCATATTGCTTTTAGTTAAGTAATCTAATCTTTTATAAAAAAGAAGAAAAAGGGCTAATATAATTAAAACTGTTGCAAACTGTCCGATGTATATCCAAGTGATTTTATCCAACTTTTATTCTCCTCATTTTTGAATGATTGTTTTTTTTTATGTTAATTTCTTTAATGTAATTTTCTAAATTCAATATCTTATAACACACATTTTTTACGTTTAAGTTATGTTGTTGTAAGTGTTGAACCTCTAAAAGCCCCTTGTTCACTAAATCTGTAATTATGTAAACGCACCTGTTTAAAGTCATTGTTCTTAGTCTTTGATAATACGTGTCTTTTTTATTATATAAGTCTTCAAGATTTAATATTGCATGCCCTTTAAAATGGTTTTTTTTACATTTAATTACGTAATAAAATTCGTCAAACAAAAACTCCATGAACCTTATATAATAAAATTCAGAGCGCATAGCTGCTCTTTTTTCAATAAAACTAGTAAATCTCATAATACCCCTAATTTGTACACTATAGTTTATATTATGATACAAATTAAAGCTAATTACAATATACTATTGTTTACATTCTATCTATACGAGCACTAAAATGCAAATCAACCCTACTACTTCAGGGTTTTGTGCTAAAAAATCTATAATTTCTAACATGATTTTTTCCTCCTTTTTATTCTAAGTCTATAAAAATAAAGCTTAAACTTAATAATAATCCAATGTATAAAAATACAACTCCAGATACTTCACTCATCTTTTAAGATCTTTTTATCTAAGGCCTGTAACCTTTGTTCTATTCTAGTTAATCTCGGTTTAAGATAAGCTTCTATTTGTGTATTAGAGTTGGCTATGATGCCTGCAAATCCATCTAACTCTCTGTGTAATCTATGTTTAGCAGCTTTGCTTATTAAAGAAACTTCATCTAACTCTGCTATTAAACGCTTATTAATTTTTCTTTCAACTCTTTTAGCGATTGTTTGTATTATTCTCTCAACAATTGTATTAAACATTTTTCTACTATTTAACCTCCAGCACTACAGTTAATCAGATAAAATATAAACATAAACAATGGCAATAATAAAAATTTCCATAGTTTTATTTGTATTGTTTCTTGAAGAAAGTGTTTGAGTATCTCTTTGTCTTCTATCTCTTCTATTTCTTCTAATGTACTGTCCTTTATCCATTTAGCATTACTCTTATCGCGTCTTAGAGTCTCTATATCAAAATTAACAGTTAGTATGTCCTTTCTAAAAGTGCCTTCACTTACTAAAACAAAGGGATTTTCACCACTGACATATTTTTTCCATAAGTACCGTTGTATCCAAAAATATGGCATTCCTTGAAAACTATTTTTACAATGCTTACAAGTACCGTCACTCATTGTTACCATTTAACCTTATTAGCCCAATAGGCAGCAGACATCTTTCCTTTTTTTATATTTTCAGCATGTCTAGCTTTAAAACTTTTACGTCTTGCCATAGACTTAGCATCCGTTGCACTACCTGCACCGCTAACTCCTTGTTGACCAAAACGTATAAGCTTTATTTTATCGCCTTCTTTAGCTAGTACAGCATGTGATTTAGTAGCATGCCCTGGCGTTCTTTTAGGTTTGTTATAACCCTTAAACTGTTCTTGTCCTCTTTTATATTTATCCATGAATATCTTCTTCCTGTAACGCTTTTACTTCAGCGTGTCTAATCTCTACATGTTTTTCGATTTCTTTAAAGTCTTGTGTTATAACCTTAATATTAAAATCGTTTCCAGTCATAAGCTCTGGATCTGAGTTAAAAACCTTTAAATAAGTTTCTATGGCCTTTATTCTTGCGCTACTACGCAGATCCTCATCAAATATCATACCCAAAGCTGTATTTAACACAGCTGGTACAAAAAACCTTAAATTAGATTGCTTTGGATTAAAGTTATATTTTGACTGAACCTCTTTAATTTCTTTTATACTCAAACCAGTTCTTTTTTTTAAATCTGTGTATGTTGGTGTAAAGTGCCCTAGTTTAAATTCTTGTGTGTATGCTTTTTCCACTAAATCGATATGCTTTTGCTGTTTATCAAACTCAGTTTCTTGTTCTGTCATTTTTTATAGTTTGCGTACCTTGCTTTGACTGAGCTTTTAGCTTTTTTCATACTAGTGTGTGTGCTAACAGTCTTATTATTCTTATCTTTTACAACTGCTCCAGATTTAGTTTTCTTAGCTTTCCAAGGCATAATGTGTGTCCCTCCTACTCGATAACTATATATATTATAGTAAACATTTAATTTAAAGTAAATAAAAAAATAATTTAAAGTTTTTCTTTAAATAACATAAAATAAGTGTATAAATTAAGCTTAATTCCTAATCATTAGGATATAACAGAACAAATCCATATTACAATATAAATTATATATACTATAGTTTATACAGCGAAACAATAAAGGAGAAAATTATGAGTAAAAAAATCATAACTGTAAAAACAAGAATCAATGGTGTTTGGAAAATTAAATAATATTGAAAAGAGAGCGTTATGATCAAAAAAATATTAGATCAATATAGAAGATATCGAGACTCAGTTGATGAAATAAAGTATTTAAATAACAAAATTATTAAACTAAACGAAACGATTGAGAGAAATAGACTGGATTATGAACAATTACAGACAAACATAAAATACCTAAAGTTAAAGCGAGCAGAACAAGATTTTGAGAAATTAAAAACGCTTGAAATAGATATAAGTGTAAATTAATAGGATAAATTATGTACGAAAATGATTTGTTTGAAATGTATGGGGGAGCTGAAGGTATACAAAAAGACCCAAAACTATTAAAAGAGTGGGTTTTGTCTTCTCTTATATCTTTTGGTAAAGACCCTAATTTTCCTGTCGGCATGCCTTTGCCTATGCCAGACGGAATCAAAGTAACAGAAAAGGAATTAAAAGGGTCTGGCTGGATTATATTACATGAAAATGCCCCCTCCCTAATTGGGAAACAGGAAAAATTGATGGTCGGACAGGGCAGGTCGTTATTAAGATGAAGGATGTATGATGTTTTCAATTTTCTTACTAATTTTAGCAATCTACGTGCACGACTGCCAGAAAGATAAAGAAAACTACTTAAAATCGTTTATTTACCCTTGTTTACTTATGATGGTTGGTGCAGTTTTTGGGATCGCATTATGATAAAAGTCTATAGAATTTTTGATAGAAAAAAAATAAGTTCATTGAAGGATCTACAGACTCAAACCCTTCTAGTAGCTGGTGTAAGCATTGGTGGGATGCAAACAAAGACAGAGAGCTGAATGGGGTAAAAATAACAGATAGATTTAATTAATTGTGACGAAAGTAGAAGGAGAGGAGTGGTAGTAATGTCTCGTAAAATGGAAAGATATCAGAATAGATATTATCAGAATAGAAATTTAATGGATGATAAATTCGTACCCATTATCAGTGTAGCAACATATGATAGAAGGAGTAGATACAGGTGTTTAGGGAAAGGTAAAAAATTACCTGTGCGAAGAATTAAAAATAATTACATAAAGTATAGATATTCAAAAAAATATTTAATAGAAGATTTTGTGAAAAAATTTTTTGATCCGCCTCTATATACTGAAGAAATGGAAGAACTTCTTCTCAGGGCCGGCATTCTGGGTGTTCATTGGTTAAATAGACGTCAAGTAGTCAGTCTTGTTCTTTTTCTTTACCCATATAAAGGCGTAAAAAAGATTGTAAAAAACACTAAGAATAAAAAGTTAAGTTATAAAGAAAAAATAAAAAACCTCGATATTTTAAAAAGAATATTAGAGCAAGGTATAAATTATACAGCATATTATCTTAACACTAGGTGTGAAAAAGCTTTTGGATTTTAATAATAATATGATGATGAGAAATAGAAAAACTAAACATGATTATGATATAGAACTAATATCTCAGTTATTGACTGAGGGTTGGCATATTAATGAAATTGAAAAAGAATTTGGGATATCAAATGGCACGCTCGGCCATCATCTTAAAAAAAACTACATAAAAAAAATCATTTTATTACCTAAACCAAAAGCTTTCTTAGATCGTAAATAAGTTCACAATAACATTTGATTTGATCAGAAGATAAAGTTACTTTTTGATATTCGAAGTTTTTTATATGACAGCTTTTATAATAAAAACATTCAATTTTTTTTAAGTGTTTTACATTAACGATTTGTATAAGCTTACCTTCTTCTAGGTGCGTAATATGATTATCAGTTAGTTTATAAACTTGTCCTTCAAATATCATGCATGCACTCTATCGTATACATTTTTTTCAAACTTACCAACACATAACACCTCTATTTCACTTAAATAAAATGTATTACAATACTTTAATTCATCACTTACGTTTTTTTCTATATAACAAGCAGTAACTTGGACTGATTCATAACCAAATCCTACAACTAGTATATATTTTTTTGACAGCTCATCTTCACAAATTAAGTAAAGATCACCAACATTTATATCGTTTTTATTCCACATATTTATATAGACTATAATACATATTTAATGGTATAATATAAAAGGTTTGACGACAACGGTCAACATAGGTTTTTCCGGGTAGTAAGCTCCCCCTTCATATTGCTTGCTACCCTCCCCATTATTTAACTAAGATATTCAATCTCTACCTCTATAGATTCTAGCGTCGACACATTGCCTGTCGTCTTTATATGCGATTCCATTAAGGGCATCGAGCACTCCTTTGAGGATATTGTCGATGTCCGCTCTTGTTTTCCCATTAATTTTGACCGCAATTCTGAACGAGCCTTCAAAAAGTGTAGAGCAACTACTTCTGCGTACTCCTTGTACTTTTTGTATCTTTGGCAAACGTATTTCTGTTTCTGCGTTGTCCTTACATAAGGCACTGCTTTTCCCGGTACTGTGAACTTTATTTTTTTGATTTTTAAACTCCTTTGCACTCATTCTAAACATCTGTGCTACCTATTTGTTTTTGCGATTCTTTTAAGGAAATACCATATTGGCCTAACTTTTTTTCTAAATGCGGAATCTTTACATCACCGCTTAAAAAAAGCTGAAATTCATCGTATTTTTCAGACATAAATTCATTGTGTATTTTTCTCATTTCAAACTCATTTTTGTTTTTTGGTATGTTTAAAAACTCCTTCAACACAAATAAATGATCTGGTATCTGCTCATAAGGATTGTTTAAATGCGATTGCAACTGACGCCACACATTTTCTTTAATAGCGTTTTCCTTAGGAGCAATTATTTCGCTTATAGATGGCAATTTAAAAGTTTTATTCCTAGTACTCATCATTTGACCTAAACGTTTAACAATAAACCTTTCATCATGCTTAGAGAGCAAGCCATGATATAACTTCATCATTTCCTTGTCTTCATTTTCAAAATACTTAAAAAATAAAAGAATACATTGTTTAAGCTTGTCACTCACCAATCTTCCCCCATTTGATCTAAAGTCATAGGCTTTTTGTCATTAGTTTTTAACCATCTATTGTTGTTAGATTCCCAAGTAACCGCTCGTTGCTTCCAGTTTTTTACACCTTTCCAATCATTTTCATTGTAGTAATCAAAAAATTCTTTTGAATTTGCTTTATACCCTTTTTCAAAAAAATACTTTTCTACATCAATTAAATCTGGTTTCACAAACTTTTTTTTATTTATTTTTTTTATATTAATACCTTTATTATTAATATCTTTATTATTATCTAGGACATATTTGTCCCTACCCCTAGGGTCATATTTGTCCCTACCCCTAGGGACATCTCGTGCAATCCTAAGATATCTACTAGTAATTTGTTTTGTTCCTTCTCCATATATTACTTCTGATGTGACATAACTTTTAGAAGTCAATGACTGCAGCCATCTTTTAATACTTCTATCTGTCTTCCCAAACCGCTTAGCGAAATAAGAATTAGACGCATAGCAATACCCTTTCTCATTAGATAAAGAAGTAATGAGCGCATATAGTAATTTTTCATCTGAAGTCAGGTCATTTGCATTAAGAATATAACTAGGAATAACGGCATAATAGTTCTGTTGTTCGTTACTCATTGTTTTTCTCCAAGCAACTTCTCTAATACAGATGACGCATGCTTTTGCCTAACTTCTAAGCTAAATCTATTGTAATACTCTTCATTAACCATCTTTTTAATCATAGTTAATCGGTTTTGTACAATTTCATAGGCCCTAAACTCATCAGTGCTTGAGCCTTTATTTAGACTTAAATCACTCGCAGAAAAAAGATCTTTAAAGCATTCATTATTTTTTTCAAACCGTCTGTCAGTCAATTTTTTTATGTTTTTTAAATTTGTAATACTCATGCTTTTAAGCTTTTCTTTAAATTTAATCTCTGATTTATTCATTTCGTTACCCTTTATTAAAATGGAGTTTGCGTTGTTTCTAGCTCGGGCATTGAGCAGTCATAGTCATACTTTACCTCACCATCGCTTACATACAACCTAGCCTCATATTCTGACCCATCTTTTTTTGTTAATGAAATTGGCCTAGTTTTTTCTCCATCACACATTTTTTTTACATCTTCTATCTGCAAGTCATCACCGTTTCGCCAGATCGAAAACTTACAACCATTTTTCCAGTCGCTACAACTAAAAACCTTTCCATTGGCACTCAATCTAATTTCACCTATTTCGCAACGGGGACAGGCTATAACACCAGAATCATTATCTGATTTTATTTCAACGGCTTTATTCACCTCTTTGTTACTTATAGATTGCTCAATTTTAAAATCTTGTGTAGGGGGGAGGGTGGGAGAATGCGCAGCTTCTTCAGCAGGCAAATCCTCCCCCGCGTAAATATGAATACCAAGGCCATGCAAAGCAATAGCCTTAGTTAGGCAACGTTGAATGCTAGTGTTTATATCAAAGTTAGTAGGATTTTCTATAGGGATCATCCCATAATTTTTTTTTGGTTTTACGACTGGATGGATTTGCGATTGTGAAATTCCCTCAACAGTCACCGTCACTTTTACAAAATAGCCCGTTTCCGTTTTTAAATATGGCTTTCCGTCATATTCTTCAACTACAAAATACGAATCAGGGTAAGCTTTCTTAAGCTCTCTTAAAGCGTAAGTCCAGCTTAAGTAACTAAAATTATTTTTTTTCTCTATATGTTTTGTTACATCTATACTATCTAGTTTTTGAAAATAGTTCATAATAATACCCTTTAATAATCATCAAACTTAAACGACTGTGTTAAATCGTCATAAAAGTTATGACCCTCATGAGCTTGCTCAATATAATTAGCCTCGCTCGAATCCTCATCTAAATATCCATACTTCATTTTTTTTACTCCTTTAGTTGTAATCAACTCTGTGCAACATGCTTTTGATTTTCATGCCCTTCGTAACATATTTAAATTTCATAATTAAATAGTCGCTTGGTGGCCTGTATAAATAATCAATGTCTAGGTAATCCACTATTAAAATAAATTTCCTTACCTTTTAAACCATTTAAATAGCTGTCTAACCGCTCTAACAACTCCTCTTGATCTATTTTTTTCACTTCTCTCTCCCTTGATTAACTTATACCTAACCATTTTTTTTCTCTTTTATACTTAACTGCGGAAAATTAGATTTTTTCATTACCTTCATATAAATTTCTGGGTAATCCTCTTGCAGCTTTTTAGAATCGACTGACTTTCTACTATGCGTTTTATACTCAATTTTAAATACATGTGACTCGCAATTTTTATGACCATTCATTTCTTCCAAGACCTTATTGTTTAAAAGAGAGATTTTTTTCTTTAGTTCTTTTTCTTGCTTTTTTAACTCATTCAGCTTCGATATGTGCTCATCTACATAAGTCGTTCTAAAAACATCGCCTTTGTCTTGATTTTCTATTTGAATTCCAAGTATTTTTTTATCACAACTTTTTTCAGTAGCAGCAGGCATTTCACCAACTATCACATACCTCTCCCAAAACCTAACAGCTTTAGCAACTGCATCGTCATAGAATTCTTGTGAAAAAGGCACCTCATACTGGTAATATTTATTACCACCTGCGAGACATGCTACATATGCTTTTTTTAAATTAGCTAGTCCCATGTACCATTGAACCTGTGCGTAATAATGATCAGGAACACCGTTATCCCAGACCTTTTTATGATACTCATTAGTAGTCTTGAGCTCTAATATAGACACTTCACCGTTAGCATCTACAACGTAACCGTCAGGGCTGCCGGTCAAGTATTCTCTTATTTCATCAGTTAGAAAATCTGCTTGCAAAACCTTTAGGTCCTTATTTTTTTTACTAAACTCATTTTTTACAAAGCTTTCTAGTCTTTTGCCAAAATAAACCGCTTCAGTCTCTACAGCCTTATAGCCGTTAACCTTTTGATTCCACACATATAAAGGTGATGTGTAGTCACTTATATTTAAAATACCTGCAATGTCTGAGCCACCTATAAATTTAGTTCTATCGATAGTCATATTATTCTCCATCTAAGCAATATTTCTCTTGCTGGTACTCCATAATTTCTTTTTTTAAATGTGGGTGTTCGTCAAAAATTGTTGGATTTATTTTATAAAGACCACTAGCTACACGCATAATGTTACCTTCGCATTCGAGCAAATCATTTAAACCAGTTTCTTCATTGACGTCATTTTGATATTCATTCATAATTGTCTCCTCTGACATTGTTTCGTTACCATGTTAGTTGAGCGTAGAAAGCTTTTTAGGGGGTTTTCTACGCTCGTTTCTCACCCCACAAAATCAAACTCAAATGTAAAAGTTTCTTTTGGGATTGTGACCTCTAAAGGCCTTTTCATCTCATACATATACTCTCCTTTCATATTTTCCATACAACCTTTGATTTAGCAGATGTTTTTTTTTCATCTAATGTATTCCACCCTAATACATTCATAACTCCTGCCATTTCATCTGAAAACCACTGAAACTGCTCTTCAGTTTCTATTACTAAACTTTTATTTTTACGTATCATGATTCGATAACCTTTTTCCTAAAACTAAAAACAAATCTTTTATTTTAATGCTTGGATTTAACTGTTTTAATAAATCATACAGAACCATTAAAGACTCAGAAGATGGACTTCCTTTACAGTTTTTATCCTCCCATCTATAGAATGTTTTAGGGTAAATAGGATGACCCGCTTCATAAAACTTAAAAACCATATCGTTTACAGACAGATTGTTTTCCTTTCTTATTTGCTTTACAATATCACTATTAAATGTATAAATTTTTCTCACCTCCATGTTATTAATGTAGCATACATTGTTAATCTTGCCAATCGTTTTTTCTTGTCTTTTTTTAGAATATAGACTTTAATTTATAGAAAAAGGGGTTACCAATGTTATTACACGAAAGACTAAAAGACTTAAGAATAAATACTTTCACAAATCCAAAAACACAACAAGATATCTGTGAATTATTTAAGATTGCTAGATCTCTATATTCACTTATTGAGTCAGGTAAACGATTTCCTACATATAAACAGCTAGAGACAGCTATTGAATACTATAAAGTAGACAAAAAAACAGAGCTTGAAATGCGAAAAGCGTGGTTTCTTTTAAGATTACCTGACGATGTATACCAATGCCATCAAAGCATTAACGACCTTGTTCAATCTGAAATGACACAGATAGAAATTGATAATTATGTAGAAAATAAAAAAATTGATAAACAACATATTCTTGATGAACCTGTTTTTACAAAACTTATTAGCTATTTACAGAATTTAGATGATGAACGCCGAGCTCAAGATCTAGAGACTTTTACTCAACTTCTAAAGCTTCCTATGAAAGAATCTGTATCTTTTAAAAAAATATGCAATTTAGCTATTAAACAAGACGAAGATATATTAGATAAGATATATACGATTGTTAAAACGATAATTTGAGAAAAAAAATACATTTAAAATACTTTTTGAAAGGGGTGATTACATGGAAGTAATAGATTATATTGCAGATAAAATAGGAGATCCTATTTCTGCTGAAATAGATAAGTCATGCGACAACGCTGAACTTGCTTATGAACTAAAAACTAAGCTCGGCGCTGTCGTATCACTGCATTTGTGGAAATACTACAGACTTTATCTACTAGAAGAGACTAATTTAAATAGAAACTTAGCTGAAAACTTTGACACTATCAAGCTAAATTATAACTAAGAAAATTATTAAATAGAGAACACACAATAATCTTTTTTTAAAGATTCGTAATAGGATTCTGTTGATTCTGTGGATTCCTTTTTTTGCTCTTCCATAGATTTTTTTATCTGCATTAATCCAGATAAAACAACTTGTTCTGCATGCGTCATTTTTTTTGTCTCCAAATATATACTATAGTTTATATATTCCACTCATAGTTTATGTTGCAAACTTAATGCCAGTGTTTTCTTAAAAAAAAAAGGAAAAAAAATGAATAATTTGCAATCACAATGTAAAAAATATCAATTAAAAAACAAATTGTGTACTATTGTATATTTTGATAATATTATACAATACATGAAGATTGATAATCAAAAAGAATTTGCTGTAACATTAGGCAATAAAATAAGGTTTTACAGAAAACTCCGTAATTTACGTCAATCTGACGTAGCTAAACAAATAGGTGTGAGCCTTGCCTATTATGGAAATATAGAGACAGGCAAACGACCTGGTGTTAGCACATACGTCTTAACTAAGATAGCGCTAACACTAAAAGTGACTCCAAACGAACTTATAATATAATGCGTGCTTGCATTTACGCTAGATACTCATCTACTATGCAGTCAGATGGATTTAGTATCGAAGGTCAAATTCATGCTTGCACAGAATTTGCTAATCGTAACAATTACCAAATTGTAAAAACATATGTGGATGAAGCAAAATCTGGAACTAGCGACAAAAGAACAAGCTTTCAAGAAATGCTTACTGATGCTCGATCCTTGGAAAAACCATTTGATTATATTTTAGTCTATAACTACGAGCGTTTTAGTCGGTCGCGTCAAGATCAAATAAACTATAAAAACGAATTAAGATTTTTAGATATTTACGTAGTTTCTATTACTCAACCTATTGATCATCAATCACCTGATAGCGTTTTGCTTGAAAGCTTATATGAGGGTATGGCTGAGCAATATAGTAGAAAGCTTTCCAGGGACGTCAAAAGAGGCATGATAGAAGCTGCAAAAAGAGGATATTGGACTGGTGGTAGGGCTACATTAGGGTATAAGTTACATAAAACTGAAAGTGGGAAAAAGAAACTAATTATTTGTGACGAAACATCTATTATTATAAAAAAAATTTTTTCTTTATATGCTAGTAAAAAATATGGTATTAAAAAAATAACAAAAATTATAAATAAAGAATACCCAAATTCTGGTATTTTGTATTCAACAAACAGAATTACAGATATTTTAAAAAACAAACGCTACACAGGAAGTATGATTTGGGGAGAAAATCAAGATCAGAATAAAAGAGGTTGGTCAATTAAAGAAAAAGTTGTTGAAGTTAAAAATTCCCATGAAGCTATAATAGATATTAAAACTTTTAACAAAGTTCAAAAAATACTTCTTGGTAGAAAAACTTATACACAAAAAAAACTATCTAAACATTTGCTTAGCGGTTTAATAAAATGCGGTAAATGCGGATCAAGCGTTATGGGTACACCTGCTAAAAGCGGTAAATACCTCTATTACACATGTGTAAAAAAAAGAAAAACAGGTCAATGTGATATGCGAAGTATCAATTCTACTAAGATTGAATCTCGCATTTTGACTTATTTACAAAAAAACATTTTTAAAAAAAGCTATCTTGATAAAGCTTTAAAAAAAATGCTTAAAAACCGAACTACTCAAAATGAAGATATTAAAAAAGACACTTTATTGTTAAATAAAAAGCTTTTAACTTTAGAAAAAAAGAAAAGTAAATTATTAGTTTTAGTAGAAACCACTGACGTGGATATGGAAGATGTTGCTACCAGACTAAAAACTTTAAGTGCAGAGATTAAGGAAACAAAAACTAGGATTGAGATAAACGAAGAGAAATCTAAAATTAACAAGCATTTTAATAAAGTTATTGATGAAGATACGATTTTATTATTTAAAGACACTGCTTTGAATTTAATCAAAGAAAGTGTATCAAATGAGACTATTTCTAAATTTGTACGAACTATTACCCTCAATGAAGAAAATATACAAATACAATTTTCATTGAGTGAAAACTTAAACAGTTTGAGCACAAAAGTTCGTAAAAGGGGTCATTTGGTGGTCCGAGAGACCCCTTTTAAGAACTTTACTATAGAAAAAAATCCCTTTTTTGAGGTTTACAACAACTTAGATTTAAAACAAAAAATAAAAGTGTAATACTAATAACATTTTAAATTAACTTTTTGTAAGGGAATGAAACCGTGACAGATTGTCACAGTGTAATACTGATTTTTTGAACTTTGCAACTTTATTTACGACGCTTGGTTCATTTATTTACGACGCTCTATATAAAAAACCCCCAACTAGCATACAATTAGTTGAGGGTTAGCTTCTTCGG